GGCTCCATTTTTTTTGAAAGGACCAAGGATGCAAAGTACCAAGCAACCTATGGATTGGCATATCCAAGAAGTTCTAACCTGTGAAGTTCTAAGGTTAGATCCAAACAACAAAATGCTTAATAAGTTTTTTGAAATGCAAAACCATCATGGAGCAACCATGAGAAATTTTAAAAAACAATACGACAAACACGGCACATGGAAGGAACCTTTACCTGGGAGTTTATTATAATGAAATTATATAGTTTTGAATTAGTATTATTCGGATGGTTAGCATATAACATATTTGTTGAAATCCATGATTGGGTAGCAGAATCATTTGAAGACAGTGAACAACATTCAGAAGTAGAAGCACCTGAACCAGTAGCAAAACCTTTACACATACAAGCCAATGTTGACTAAATTTATGGTAATCGTATGGTTGGGTTATAATTATGAACAACCAGTGTTAGTTGGGCAAGTGCATGACTGCGATGAAGGAAAAGTAATAGCAAGAGAATTACAACCTAATCACAAAGCCTTTGGTTGCTTTACCAAGGAACATTGGGATAAGAATAAGTTTTTTATTTTACGTTGGTAAATTAAAAGTTAAATTTGTGGAGTTTCCATACCATCAACATATTTTTTGATATGTGAAATGTAATCACCTATGTTGTGATCAGAAAAGTTATCAATCTTACCTTTTTTGATACCTCGCCACATACCTCGTAGTCTGTCTTTAGTCCTTTGCCAACCTGAAGGACTTCTGACATTACCCCATGTGTTTAGATAATGTTCTTCTCCGTGATGTGTATATCCCATTATCCATAACGGTACACGGCATACTATATCATTGTTGTTTACCCATCTATGATGTTTGATGCCAAGGCTTTTAGTGTATCCTGACCAACCAACTCTTGGTGATCCGTATGTGTAAAGTTCTTGTGGGTCTAAGGTATCTAAGTGTAATAAACATCTTGAAGCCATTATAGTTGCCATTGCGGCACCTAGGCTGTGTCCACAAAACCATAAATCTTTTTTCTTATTGACTGTACGAAACAGATCCTCAGTTATTTGTGGCCAAAGTTGATCTACTTCTGCTTTAAATCCTGCATGAACACGTGATACTGTCTCTGCAATAACTGGTAGTGCATTTGCATCAGCGGCGATATCGTTGTACTCTGTAGGTTCTGTACCCCTACAAGCAATTACAATGTCATCTTTATTCATAAATCTATAAGACTGAGCACCTTTTTGATCGTAATATTCTACAGTAGTAAATCCAATTGCTTTGCCTTTTTTAGTTGCTTCTGCTTTGGAAAGGTATGCAATAGCACTCAATTCAGCAAACAGCAATGACTTTTCTTTAAAGTTTAATTTACTGATAGATTTTTTTAATCTAGTGTGCATACACATATTTATTAAATATGCATAAAATATGGAGCGGGTGAGGAGAATCGAACTCCTAGCATCAGCTTGGAAGGCTGAGGTATTACCACTATACGACACCCGCATATTAAGTTGTATGCTACTTATACTACTATATAACAATGTACCTGTCAACCGATTTTGTGAAACTTTTTATTTTGATAACACTAAATACAGTATAAGGGAACAAAGCCATGAGAAAACGTACACGATCAATACTAGAAGAGTTAAACAGCATTCATAGAACTAGCAATAATGATGCTCTTATCCAATCTACTGGTAATAACATTATTGAAAGTGCTATCAATCTGCTTAATAGGGTTACAGAAAGCTATGATCCGGATACCGCACAGGAGATTGAAAGACGTTTTATCAACAGTATTAGAAGCGGAGACCCTCGTAAGTTTAAACGTGGTATAGATAAAATAGTTGAAGCAAGGAAATCAGATGATACTAAATGAGGGTGGTAACGTATTCAAAACAGCAGATGGTGCCGAAGCAACACAGCGAATAAACAAAGCTGATGTAGAGCCTACACTTAAATGGCTGGAAAAAATAACAGGACTTGACCATGTAAATTTTATGCTAGGATCGACTGGCATCAAACCTACATCAGGTGACTTAGACGTTGCAGTTGATAAAGCGACTGTAAACAAAGATGAGCTAGTAGGAAAACTTAAAGCCTGGAAAGATAAAAACGCACCCGACGATGATGATAGAGCCTGGATAGCAAAGACAGGTATTAGTGTACATTTCAAAACACCAATCAATGGAGATCCTAAGAGAGGATTTGTACAAACAGATTTAATGTTTGGTGATCCTAAATTTATGCAGTTTGCCCTACGTGGTGCGGCTGACAGTGAATTCAAAGGACAACATAGAATGATCATGATAGCCAGTATTGCAAAAGCACAAGGTTACAAGTGGTCACCAACAAACGGATTAGTAGATAGAATTACTAACGAACCTGTAACCAAAGATCCAAACGAAGTAGCAAAAACTTTAATGGGTGATAGTGCAAGTGCTGATGATATGAGAAGTGTTGAAACTATCAATGCAAAAATTAAAACAGATCCTAACTATGAGAATCTAGTTAAAGATGCTAAAGACTACTTTGAAAAAGAAGGACTTCAGTTACCGTAATGAAATTTAATGAATTCAATAATATCCTTAGAGAAGGTGCTCGTATAGATCATGCAGAAGATATTATCTTCTGGGAAGGTAGTGCAGGAGCGAAACGTGTTATTGATTCTATTATAGGATTAACAAAAGGAAACACACAATCACTTACAATTAAATGGGACGGCTCTCCAGCAGTTATATTTGGCAGAGATGATAACGGTGACTTTGTGTTTACAGATAAGTCAGGCTTTGTTGCAAAAGGTTATGACGGTAAAAGTAAATCAGCAGATGATATTGAAAAAATGTTATTAAGTAGAGGTAAAGGACAACCTAACGATAGTTATAAAGTTTTCGCAGGTAATATGAAATCAGTATTTCCTGTGTTTGAAAAGGCAATACCAGAAGACCACAGAGGCTACTTCAAAGGCGACTTATTATATTTTAACACACCACAAGAGAGTAACGGTGCATTTACTTTTAAACCAAATATAGTTTCCTATACAGTAAAGACAGACAGTGACATAGGTAAACGTATTTCCGTTAGTAAAGCAGGGGTTGTAATTCATAGAATAGTTGACCCAGAAGGTAGTGAAAAACCATTGACCGATTATGATATATTTCAAGGTAGCCAATTGTTGGTGTTACCTCCAGTCACTGTACAAGAGCCACCACAAGTAGATATGAGTGGTGTTAATAATATCAGTGCAATCGTTACAAAGAATTCATCAGCATTAGATTCATTGCTTGATAAAAACAAATTAAGAGAAATGAAGATGACTGACTTTTCAAATGTGTTATACCAATATGTAAACAGTAAAACAGATTCAGGATTAGACAACTTAGGCAAAGACTTTATGCAGTGGTTACAGAACAGTAATGTTTCTGCACCCAAGAAGGCAAAGATGACTGAGTATGTCAAAACAAACATTAAGGCCTTTAGTGCTTTATGGCAAGTAGTATCAGGTATTATGAAAGTTAAAGATAATATTATTGATCAGCTTGAACAACAACCTGCTGATGTAAAAGCATCAATAGGAAACAAACCAGGTGGTGAAGGTTATGTACTGGCTCACCCAACTGGTGATATTAAATTTGTTAATCGTGCTGGCTTTAGTGCGGCTAACAGAGCAGTACAAAGATAACGGAGATAAACAATGAAAGCAAATGACTTTATAAAAGAAATTGATGCTGTCGACCAAGACGCCATTGATGCTTTAAAGAAACAAATGGATCCGGCTGATGATGACGAAGCTGGAATGGATAAAGGGTTCAAGAAAGAACCTATGATTACGCAATTAGGAAAAGTGTTAGACAGCAGAGGAAACCCTAACCCAATCAAAAAAGTTGTAAGTGATAGTGGTAAGAAGTATGATATTACTCCTGAGAAAGCACAGACTCTTAAGATGATGTTAACTACAGACGCAGTTAAGCCTGATGTTAAAAGAAAGTTTACAACAGACATCCAAAACGATGAAGTACTAGGTATGATGCTTGATGCTAAAGACCAAAAGGAAATGATCGGAATGTTTAAAGCGGCATACATGGGTGATGGCGGAAACAAAGAAAGATCAGCTTATACAAGTTAAGAAGGAATAAGCAAATGGAACTAGAGTTTTTATCAGACCTATACGAAGCAAGAATGACCCGCAACTCGGGTGACACAGCAAAGCTAACCTATAACGATTGCTGTGAAAGATTGTATCTAACTATGTTAGTGCTTGAACTTCTTAGCAAGTATCCAAAGTATATGCCTTATGCAAGAGCCTATGCAAAGAAAACTAAAGACACAAACTATAAACGTTTTCAAATGCATGGCACAGACTTACATAACTTCATTTACTTTGTGAATGGTGATGACGAAGCCTTAGCAAAACTTAAAGATCCTGATAGTGCTAGAATGGTAGCAAGAAGAACTACACTACCGTTGATGAATATCAACAGATATCTAACAACACTATCAAACGGACAGGTATCAAGATTCGGTGAAACATTTATGAGTATAGAAACTGCACTCAAGATCTCCAATGCAGATTATAAAGCCACTCGTAGATACTTAGGAAACTTTGATAGACTGTCAACAATGGAAAAGAAAAAGGTAGCAACTAGATTAGCTCTTGCTACCAGAGCCAAACTTAGAAGTAGTGATATAATCATCTACATGGAAGAACTATTAGCTGAACGTGACTTAGAAACAAGATCAGTTAAAGACAATGAGCCAACTATTTCAGTAGCTGACATAGGTGTATCAGGACAAGAACTTTCTATGTATAGATTCTTAGTTGGTTCAAAGAATTTAGTAGGTACTAAAAAGTTTTTAGAACTTGCTCGTAGTGGAAACAGTATTCCATCTACCTTTGTAAAACAATACCTACCTGCCATTAAAGTAATAGACGATATAGTAAAAGCAGGGCCAGGATACGTACAAATGCTAAGATCTTTACAAAGTCGAGCTAAAAAACGCCGATAACAAGCAATTTTTCCAAAATCTTATAAATACTAGTAACATATCACACAAGAGAAACGTGTGTATGGTCATTAGAAAATAGGAGAAATAAAATGGCTGGAATATCAAGAGTAAACGGATTCGGCAACTACGTTGTTGGATCATACAGATCAAGTGCTAACATCGGCGCTTATTTATTAACAGTACAAAACGCATCAAACTCTGCACAAGACATCAGAGCAGAAGACGACGCGGCTAACGAAGTTGTTGAGGCTATCATGATGGCTACTAACGCAATTGGATCATCTTTCACAGATTCAACTGCCGGTACAGCAACACTTTTAGTTGACGACACTCAGTGGGACGCGGCTTCTTTACAAGCGGCTATCAGACACTTAGGAACAACTGTTGGACCAAACGACATTGACGTTACTGGTTCAGACGTTGTTGCGGCAACTACATTAACAGCGGCGTAATCCAAAGTTAATTAGTTAGTTACTGAAACTAATATAAAAGGGCGGTTCATTTATTGTTCCGCCCTTTTTTTATGACTATAAGTATGAGTATGAACTTTGAGATTGCTACATTAATAGACATCACCCAAACAGGACAGACTAAATTCAGAAGCGAAGATAGGACTGCTATCAGCCAACAAGCTAATTGGAACACGTTTCTACAAGTCATCGGACTGAGGGCTAACCCTTACTTTGACACAAAGCCAAAATGTGTTGAAGACGTTGATATTACTAACGGAGAGTTTGGATCAGAATATACAGGCAAACAAAGGCTTTGGTACTTCAAGTTTACCATTGAACAAGAGGACGCACTATCCGTAGATTTCCTCAAAGATGACTTTGATTTAGTACCAGTAATTGCTGGATTAACAGAAACAATAACGATAAATAATAATGCGTTTCGTACAAAGAATAATGCTACTCGTAACATTATTTTTAAATTAGTAGATAATGAAACGTAGGCATTTAATAAATATTAGTGCATAGGCAAACATTACATCTAAAATTAAAGGCGATTAAAATATAGGCCCCTTCCACGATAGAATAAGGAATGGAGAGAGAGATGGCAAGAGCCACAACATTAGAACGAGAAAACTTAGAAGCACACGTTGATTTGTGCGAACAAAGATATAATAACTTAGAGCTACGACTGTCTAAAATTGAGACTAAAGTAGAACATATCCACGCCGATATTACAAATGGTAATAAATCAATGGTAAAAGTTATTATAGGTGCTACTGGCACAATCGTTGCTGGACTGCTGTCAACCATAGTCGTAATACTAGTTACATTAACTTAACCTTCCTTAATATAATACTTCCCCTAAAACAAACATAAATACACGTATGCTAGTACGTGAGATATATGAATCATTAACTGAAAAGCAGATATGGGCAAGATCTGGTAAAAAGGTCGTGCGTAAGTATCGTTGCACAGTTGGTAGACGTAAAGGACGTATCGTAAAGCAGATGGCACAATGCTTTGCGGCTCCTAATATGAAAGCACGACTAACATTAAAACGCACTAGAGCTAGAATAGGTGCTCGTATGATGAGGAAGGCCAGACGTACAAAACGTACTAACCCAGCTTCACGTAGAGTACAGGCGTTAAACAAAGCTGGACGTAGATAATGCTTATTAAAGAGATAATGACTGAATCTATTAAAGAAGGTGTTATCCAAATTTGGGGTAGAAACAAGGGTAAACTTGTTCGCAAATACAGATGCACATCTGGCTCACGTAAAGGACGTATTGTAGCACAACCGGCAACCTGTAATGCACAGAAGAAGGTTGGTAGTGCATTAAATATTAAGAGAGCTAAAGCACGTAAAGGAAGTGTAATGAAAGTTAAGAGCCAACGTATTAAAAGGGCTGGTGGATTAACTAAAAGACTAACTACTGCTAACAAGCCACAGACACAGAAACGTTATAGAAAGGCTCCGGCACGTAGAAAGAAATTTAAAACTGGAAGAAGAAAATAATGAGAGCAAAGGATTTTACAAAACCTGTACAAGAACAAGAAATTGTTGAAGTAGTTCCTGCATTAGCGGCCGTTGGTCGTGTAGGTGCTAAGATGGGATCAGCCGCGGCCAAGGCTGGAGTAAAGATGGGAGCTCAATTAGGAAAGGTTGGTGCCAATAAAGCCAAAGGCATAGGTACCAAGGCAGTTAAAGCTGTTCAACAAGCACAAGACAAAGTCACACAGGCTATCCTTAAAAAAGGAAGTAAATTAGCAATACCCACTCAAGGGGGAAAAGAGACTGAATTCGATATAGATGATATTAAAGGTGATATGGTTACATTAAAAAATCCATTAGCCAAAAAGGGCGAACCCACAGCATTTGTATACAATAAAAAAGAATTAGATCAAGTAGTTAAACAAAAAGCAGACCAGGCAACGGGTGGTACTAACCCAATGGCTGGGAAGGTAGTATAATGAAGATAAATGATTTATTAGGCGAGTTCAGTATTCATACAAGTAATGAGGAAAAGGAAGTATTAGAAAAACTAAAACATCCTGTTCCTATGAATGCTTTCCCTGAAAGAGAACAATTCGTAATCGAAGCACTTATAAGAAAAGCTCTTATAACTAAAGTAGATAGAAACGGAATGACAGTGGTAGTTGCTAATGAATCCGACTAAACTTCAAGCAGACTTAGATGAGATCATGGAGAGTGGCCTTAAGAAGGTTTATATTCCATATGTCAAAGGCAAAGGTAAGTCAGTACGTATTAAGAATACAATATTTAGAGAATCCAAAAAAGAAGGTGGGTTCATACTATTTGATGTAGCAACACATAAAAGGGTAGCTACTACATTTAGTAAACGTGGAGCAATAGCATATTCCAAAGCTAGAGCTAGAAACAACGAAACTATGGCAAATGAGGTGCTTAGATTGGATCAAACACTATGTAAGCACTATATGGATAGCTTATTCCACAAGCATACTATAGAGCAAACAGACGATGAATTCCGCAGAGATGCCGCGGAAATGCGGTTTGAACTGGCTAAAGACCATACTTGGAACTATATCTGCCAATTAGACGAGTATATCTTTGACGACTGAAGATAAATAACTATAACAGTTAGGAACGAGAGCTATGAAAATAAACGAACTTAAGATTGTATCAGCTAAAGACTTAAATGAGTCATTGGCAAAAACTTTTGGAACGAAATTACGTTTGCAGGACTTTACTAATGAACAGCTTGAAGATGCACGTAACAGACTACGTACACAGTTAAGTCAAGTTGAAACCAACGAAAGTTTCGATACAGTTCATACAAGTGATGCATACCAAAAAGGTAGAATGTTCCTAGACGTAATCAACCAAGAAATTGCAGAGAGAACTAAACTTGCCGAAAAGGCAAAACCAGACTTTTTAGACTTAGACAAAGATGGTGATAAAAAAGAGCCAATGTCAAAAGCCGCAGACGAAAAAGGTGATGACAAAGATGATAAAAAAGGCTTATCTGCAAAACAAAAGAAATTACCCGCAGGCTTACAAAAGGCTATTGCAAAGAAAAATGAAGACGTAGAAGTAACAGAAGGCGCAGAAGAAGCCGCTACATTAACTATGGCCGCAAAGGACATGGTTGACAGAGTTACAGGCTGGATGGAAGACACAGCAGAAATGCAAACTGAATCAATGCTAGAATTAGGCGATAAGATCAGAGACGAACTTGGTTCTGAAAAGAGCGAAGAATTCATTAATACTGTAAAACCAGCATTAGAAAATTTATACACAGTTTTTGAAACTACTAGAGAAGCACTAACAGGTGGCGTAGCCATTATAACAGGCGAAGGCGCTCCGGCAACAATGGGTGCAGACCCAGAGGCTCCAGCAGAAGATCCAGAAGCTGAGATGGAACCAACAGTTGATGCGGACGCAGGTGTTGAAGAACCAGTAGCAGATGAGTTTGGAGCAAGTGAACCTGCAGTCGGTGGAGAAGAACCAGCTGACAGAGAAAAACGAGAATCCGTAGAACGAAGCAGAAGATTAGGTCAGATGTTAACTGACTCAAAAAAAAAGGAAGTAGCTCAGCCAAAAAAGTAACTGAAGCTACCAATTCCAAAGAAGCACTCGTAAATATTTTTAGAAACACAATAGGTAGTGCTGATTCACAAAGTCAGCCTGCCTATCTTTCTTTTGAAGCACTCAATCAATTAATGAACAATATGGATATGCAACAGTTTGATTACGATGGATTCAAACAAGTGTATGATGCCAACCCTGATTTACAAAATCTAGTTAAGAACTTTGATGAGAAAGGTGTCACACTTGGCACCAAACAAGAAGCTGATAGTGATGCTCCTGTCCAATCTGATGCTCCAGATGAAGTTGACCAAATGGCAAAACGAGCAACCTCCGCCAATCTTTAATTGACATTTAACTAATTTTGTTATATACTTTGTAGAAGAGGTATATGAATGAGCGAAGTAAAAGTCTTACCAAACCTGGTATGGAAATATAATTACGAACCTGGATTCGATATAGAACAATTCTTGGATTATCAATCTAAAGAAGCCGAACTACATCAAACAGAAGCAGATGGCGGAAAGTCAACTGCCGGTCATCCTAATCCTCCACACGAATGGGACTGCAATAAAGATTTTATGACTTGGCTAAGGCCAAAGATAGAAATCTGTTTACGTGAATGGGACGTTCAGTATACAGATATCGTAGCTACAGGTAGTTGGACCAATATACACAATATAGATGCTCATACTTTACCTCATGAACATGGTTCAACTAATGTAGTGGTATCTGCTTATGTACAAGTTCCCCAAGATAGCGGAAACATTATGTTTGAGCAACTACTGAGATCACAATGGTGTGCCTACTCAAGGATACCAGAAGGAACAATACACGACTACTGGAGAGAAGTTAACGTAAATACAAATGACGTACTACTATTTCCTGGTTGGATGACTCACAAGACTCAAGCAAGTAAAAGCAGTGGAAATAGAATAACCTTTACTATTAATTGCGATGGTAGAGAAAGGGGGCAATAAAATTATGACAGATAGAACAAAAGAAGAAATTGTAAAAGAAATTGAATCAATAGTTGAGAAGAGTATTCAACCAAGTGTAGAAATGCACGGCGGAGTTGTTAAACTTCAAGACTTTGATATGGAGACAGGCGTTGCTACAATGTTAATGAGTGGTGCTTGTTCAGGTTGTGCAAGTAGCACAGTAACATTGAAGCTAGGCGTAGAGAATATGCTTAAACATTATATACCCGAAGTTAATGCAGTAGAGGGTATGGACGATCCTAACTTTAACGATCCGTATTATACAAGTTGGGACAACCCAGGAGGATGGGAAAGGGAGTAGTATGACAACTGAAAAGACTGAACACATAGCACCAAGTAACTTTGCAAACAGAAATCCTAATTCAAGCACAGACTTTCATAGTGCAAGTAATCAATGGATCATAGATGTGAAGTGTCCTTTCTATGATGAGTTCCTTACTTTATTTGAAAGTGATGAGTACAAAGGAGAAGATGAAAGTAAGATTAAAACTACGTTCAGAGGATATCAATATGATGTTACTCCTAAGAACTTGGCTGAGTGGGGAGGAGAAGTTGTACGTTCAGATAAGATGAATCCTGACACACCAGAGCAGGTAGGCTTTCCTAGTTCTAAAACATTAAATGAAACAAGTTTTGAAGTAAACAAAGCAAATCCAGGTTCCAACTTTCCACCAATAGATCAAAACAAGTTTGACAAGCTCAATTGGGATAAGCTAGTAAACTGGGTAATGAAACAGATTAGAAGAAACAGAATACCTGTTAAGAGTATTAAGGTTAGCAAGTGTTGGTGTGTAGATTACAACGACGGTGGCTATCAAGCAATACACAATCATGGTCCAATGTGTATTAGTATGGTAATGGCAATGGATTCACAACCTACAACAGGAAGTAACGAACAGTCAGCAGACAACGGTATGTTATATACTTTAATGCCTAATCCAGATGGCACACAGGTTATGACACAGTTTGGTCCTTATCCAGGTAGAACTGTAATACTAGATGGTAGAGTATGGCACGGTGTTTATCCTGCTAAGGCTCCACGTAGAACATTTGTTGTAGACTTTGACTTTGAATACTATGCACCTGATGAAGAAGTGCCAGGCATGATACATACACTAGATCCTGACAGACACGATTGGCACAAAGATGGATAATAGTTACTTCGCCCCAGGACAATTTGTTATAGAAACAGAATACCCTGATTGGGAGAACATCAAACAAGTCATGATTAGAAGTTATACGGAAACTACAGACTATCCTGATAGAACACAAAATACTTGTGACATCAATAATATCTCTTTAGGATTCAACGATTTCGTAATTAAAAAATTACAGGACAACAATATTCCGATTGAACAAGTAAGTGCTATCCACAGTTGGTACATTGACTATAAACCAAATGGATATCAGAAAGTACACAATCATACGAACGAAGATTCACTTATTAGTACAGTAATGTACTTCGAAGAATCAGATGGTAGTTTAGTAACGTTATTAGGACACACGAATACTGAAGTACAACATATAGAAATAAACCCAACACCCGGCAAACTAGTAATACTTAATGGTAACGTAAATCATTTAACATATCCTAGTGCCAATAAGAGAAGTGTTCTAGTTATTAATTTTAAAGCGAGATGGAAAGATGAGCCTAATAGTACAGAAGTTTGATTACGAGGAATTAAAGAAGCAGTCAGTTGAAGGTAAAAGACTGTATGCTTGTCCTGACGGTAATCATGTTGCTAGTGTTACAACTATATTAGATAAAACCAAAGACAAGACTGCTCTTATAGAATGGCGTAAAAGAGTAGGTGAAAAGAAAGCACAGGAAATTGTTACAGAGGCCGCAAGTGTAGGTACTCGTATGCACAAATTTTTAGAGGATTATGTAGAGACAGGTGAATGGCCTAAAGCAGGAAGTAACCCTTATAGCCAACAAGCAAATACTATGGCTACAGTTATAAAAGATAATGCATTAGCTAATATTAACGAAATATGGGGTTCTGAGGTATCATTATACCATCCTAAGATTTATGCCGGCACTACAGACCTCGTAGGCGTGTTTAACGGCGTGGAATGTATCATGGACTTTAAACAAACAAACAAGCCTAAAAAGGAAGAATGGGTAGATGATTATAAATTACAATTAACTGCCTATGCATTAGCACACAACGAAATATACGGCACTAACATACGTGAAGGACACGTTTTTATGTGTTCTCGTGATGGACAATACCAGCAATTTGATGTATGGCCAGACGATTTTAAAGGCTGGGAGTCAAAATGGTGGGATCGTGTGTATATGTACTATGACCGTTTCGCATAAATACTTGTAATAAGGAGCAAGTAAGTGGCGATAGTACAAATTTCAAGAATACAAGTACGTAGAGGTCAAAAGAACGTTGGATCAGGCGTACCACAATTAGCAGGTGGTGAGTTTGGTTGGGCAGTAGATACACGTGAACTTTACATTGGTAACGGATCAGTATCAGAAGGATCTCCAGCAGTTGGTAATACAAAAATATTAACCCAACATGATAACTTATTCAGCTTCGCAGATCAATATACATATCAAAAAGAAATTACTACAATGCAGACAGGTACAACTGCTATGTTACCTGTTACAAGAACACTACAAGAAAGACTAGACGAAGATGTAAGTGTCAAGTCATATGGTGCAACAGGTGATGGATCAGATCAAACAGTAGTATTACAAAGAGCTATTGATCAATTATATTTAAATTCAGCAACTAAAGGTTCAACTGCAAGTAGAGTAACTTTACATATACCAGCAGGTGAATATCTTTTAAGTGCAAGTTTGAAACTTCCTCCATATGCAACTATTGTTGGAGCAGGGGCAGACAAAGTAAAAATTACACAAGGTGCCAATGCTCCTGTGTTTGAAACTGTTAACTCAGGATCAACACCAGGAAGTTATGCACAAGACAGTTCAAGTACAACTTTAAACCAAGCTAACATGATTTTGTTAAAAGGTTTGAGTTTAGTACAAACTACTACAAACTCAGGTATATTACTAACATCATGTAGAAACAGTACGTTTGAAGATTTATGTATTGACGGAACATGGTCAAGTGGATCAACACCAGCATCTAATCAATGTGGTGTTAAGATGGTAGCTTTATCAACGGCTGTGTCTTGTAATAGAAACACTTTTAAAAATGTTAGATTCAAAGGACACAGTACTGGAGTGATGTCAGACTTTGATGTTGTTGAGAACGTGTTCGACCATTGTGAATTTGACACATTAAGATACGGAATGGTGTGGGGAGAAACTACAAGCATAGGTGGACAAGGTATGGCAACAGGTCCACAAAGAAATGTTGTACACAATTCAGAATTCCATGATATTGACAGACAAGCATTATGGGTACACAAAGGACAATTTAATGCTTCACACAATAATAGATTTATTAGTGTAGGTAACAATGGTGGTACAGAAGGTAATGCAGTTTATAGTGTTATATTGTTTACAGATGGTACTGCTCTTTCTAATTCATCAAACTCAGATTGGTTTGATAGAACAGCAAGTTTAAGTTACGATCAAAACTTTATATCAGGATATGCTTATATTCCTGAAGTAGAAGGCCCAGGTGTATTTGACAACGAATTTAGTTATAGGTTTCCTGTAACACAACAAAACGTTGCAACAAGAGTTTTAAGAGTACCTGGCTATACTACTAGAAATATAGAAGTTGAATACATATACAAAAGTTCACAGGTAAATGCAGTTAGAGAAGGTAAACTAGATATAGTATGTAATATTGCAGATGGTACAACAAAGATTACAGACGACTTTACATACTCAGGTGCATCAAGCTATGAACTAAACTTAGAATTTAGTGCTTCACTAACAGATGAGAACAGTGATGCAACTAATGACACCGTAGTTATTTCAATGAAGAACACGACTACAAGTGACACAGGCGATATATTATTTAGAGTTAGATACAAAACCTAATCATGCAAGAAAATTACGAGCTTAGGCTTGTTAACTGGACAAAGTTTCGAGAACAACTAGAGGTAAGTCTGAACCCATTCCAAGACGTTGTGGATTATTATAACAAGCTACCCCGATCAAAGTTAAGTGTAGACCCGTGGGATATGGACACATGGCCCACTCCTTGGGAACTACTTGCTCAAAACAGCATTTGCGACTTGACAAATAGCTTAGGGGTGTGCTATACTTTACAATTAACTAATAGGTTTTCTCGGAGTGAGTTCGAGATACATATAGTTAGGGACTACGATAATGAGGACGTTTGTTATCCTGTTTGTATCGAAAATAATATTTTGTGTTACAAATATAATGAGGTTGTTCAAAAGGATGAATTACCCACACATTTTGTTTCACAACGCATTTATAAGATGCCGGCACTACAATAAATACATTATCAATTAGGAATTAAAATTAACAGGAGCACGTAGAATGTCAAATGGCGTTGGTATACAAATCAAAAAACGCGATGGTTCGGTAGAACCCCTGGACATTAATAAAATCCACTTTGTTGTTGAAGAAGCCACCGACGGCTTAACAGGAACTAGTGCATCGCAGATTGAAATGACAGCTAACATTCAATTCTATGATGGAATGTCCACAGAAGAAATACAAGAGATATTAATTAAAAGTGCCAACGATCTTATTACGTTGGAAAATCCAAACTATCAATATGCGGCGGCAAGGCTTTTGCTTTACCCTATCTATAAAGAAACGTTTGGTCAATACAATCCAGTACCAATAACAAAGATTATTGATAGAAATATTGCTGGTGGTGTATATGATGGTAACATCAAAGAGAAGTACACTGAAACAGAATTAAAACAACTTAACAAATACATCAAGCATAACAGAGATGAGAACTTTACGTATGCAGGGCTTCGACAAATTGTAGACAAGTATCTTGTCCAAGACAGAAGCACAGGAGAAATTTATGAGTCTCCACAAGTTATGTACATGATGATTGCGGCAACTTTATTTGCTGACTACCCTAAAGAAACTAGAATGTCATATGTGAGGAAATATTATGATGCGACCTCCCTTTTTAAAATCAATATCCCAACGCCAGTCATGGCCGGTGTACGTACACCTCTTAGACAATTTGCTTCTTGCGTTCTTGTTGATACCGACGATACTCTTGATAGTATCTTTTCAAGCGATATGGCTATTGGTAGGTACACGGCACAAAGAGCAGGCATAGGAATTAATGCAGGACGTATTAGAGCAATCAACTCTAAAATTAGAGGTGGTGAAGTAGCACACACTGGCTTGATTCCGTTTCTAAAGAAATTCGAATCAACGGTAAGGTGTTGTACACAGAATGGTGTACGTGGAGGTAATGCAACTACCCACTTCCCGCTTTGGCACTATGAGATTGATGACATACTTGTTTTAAAAAATAACAAAGGTACGGAAGACAATAGAGTACGTAGATTAGATTATTCTATTCAACTTAATAAAACTATGTACGAAAGACTTTTGTCTGACGGAGATATTACTTTATTCTCACCGCACGATGTACCAGACTTATACGAGGCCTTTTATGCTGATCAAGATAAGTTTTCTGAGCTATATGAAAAGTATGAACGTAAAACTTCATTAAGAAAACGCAAAGTTAAGGCAATGGAATTATTTTCTGCTCTAGTTAAAGAACGTGCAGAAACAGGACGTATCTATATTATGAACGTTGACCATGCTAATACACACAGTTCATTTAAAGATACTGTGTACATGAGCAACTTATGTCAAGAGATTACACTACCTACAAAACCTTTACAACACATTGACGATCCAGAAGGAGAGATTGCACTATGTATTTTAAGTGCTATCAATGTTGGTACACTAAAAGAATTAGATGATATGGACGAGCTATGTGATTTAGCCGTTAGAGGGTTAGATGAGATTATTGATTATCAGAAGTATCCAGTGAAAGCCGCAGAGATATCTACTAAAGCAAGAAGAAGTTTAGGTATAGGTTACATTGGACTAGCACACTATCTAGCAAAGAACGGTGTTAAGTATTCAGATAAGAAGGCACTTACCAAGGTGCATGAGCTAACAGAAGCATTTCAGTATTACTTACTGAAGGCTAGTAATGGGTTAGCAAAAGAAAAAGGAAAGTGTGAGTATTTTGATCGCACTAAATATAGTGATGGCATATTACCCATTGACACTTATAAAAAGGATTTAGACGAGGTATGTTCTATAAAACTAAAATATGATTGGGATACTCTTCGCAATGACATTCAACAGCACGGGTTACGGCACAGCACATTGTCCGCACAGATGCCTTCGGAGAGCAGTTCCATTGTGTCGAACGCAACCAACGGAATCGAACCACCTAGAGGGTTCTTGTCCGTTAAGAAGTCCAAGAAAGGGCCTCTTAAGCAGATTGTTCCACAGTATCAAACGTTAAAGAATAACTATACGTTGTTATGGGATATGCCAAGCAACGAGGGTTACATAAATATTGTTGCAGTAATGCAGAAGTTTTTTGATCAAGCCATTAGTGGTAATTGGTCGTACAATCCAACTCATTTTGAGAACAATGAAGTTCCAATGAGTGTTATGTTACAAGATATGTTAAAAACATATAAGTATGGATGGAAAACATCATACTACCAGAACACTTATGATTTCAAGAGCGATCCAAGTGAAGAGGAAATTAAGACAGAGACAACAAACTCTTTTGAACCTCAAGTTGGTTTACCTGATGGTAAGCCTTTAGAGGACGAAGAAGAGTGTGAAGCTTGTGCTATATAGGGAAGAGGAAGTAAAAAGTGAGTAAGACAGTATTTAATAGAGAAAAAGTAGACTTTACAAAGAGCACCATGTTCTTTGGACCAGATCAAAACACACAAAGATATGATGTGTTTAAGTTCCCTGTGTTTGATAAATTGAATCAAACAATGTTAGGATATTTTTGGAGACCTGAGGAAGTGAGTCTACAAAAAGACAGAAGTGATTATGCAAACTTCCGTCCAGAACAAAAACATATTTTTACTGCTAACTTAAAATACCAAACACTATTAGATAGTGTACAAGGTAGAGGACCATGTTTAGCTTTCTTACCACACGTAAGTATTCCAGAGCTAGAAGGTTGTATTGTTACTTGGGACTTTTTTGAAACTATTCACTCACGTTCATATACACACATTATGAAGAACGTGTATGCAGATCCAACTGAAGTATTAGATACTATCTTAGATGATGATAAGATTATTGAACGTGCAATTAGTGTTACTAAAAACTATGATGCATTTACTGAAGCGGCAGATAATCATATACATCATAAAAAAGGAACAATGCGAGATGTTAAGAAGAAACTATTCTTGGCAATGATGAACGTAAACATCTTAGAAGGACTACGTTTTTATGTTTCCTTTGCCTGCACATTTGCATTTGGTGAACTAAAACTTATGGAAGGTTCAGCAAAGATTATTAGTTTAATTGCTAGAGATGAATCACAACATCTAGCATTAAGTTTACACATTCTAAAGAATTGGATGCGTGGTGAAGACGATCCAGAGTTTGCCTCTATTGCAAAAGAATGTGAAGCTGAAGTTTATGAAATGTGGAAAACCTGTGTCAACGAAGAAAAGGCCTGGGCACATCATTTAATGAAAGACGGATCAATCATTGGACTTAATGAAAGACTACTAGGTAGCTATGTAGAGTTTATTGCTAACAAGAGATTAAAAGCATTAGGTTACAAACCAATCTTTGGTACACCAACATCACAAAATCCGTTACCTTGGACACAGCATTGGTTGAGTTCATCAGGATTACAAGTAGCACCACAAGAAACAGAAGTCGAGTCGTATATTGTGGGTGGTATTAAACAAGACGTTAATACAGACTCGCTCAAAGGATTTAAATTATAAACTATGAATGAAACGGAAACTAAGACAATGCCTACAGTCGTTTACTCCAAACCTAATTGTCCGTCTTGTGTAAAAGCAAAGATGCTATTAAAGAATAAAAACATTCCATTTACGGAATCAATAATTGGTAAAGATATACAAGTTGAAACTCTAATGAAAGAGTTTGAACTGAACAACTTGCCGATGCCAAGAACTGCTCCGCAGATTATCCTACACGGTAAGTATGTAGGAGGATATGAACAATTAATCCAATACATTGACGATCATGGATTGGGCTACGGAGGACATTAATGTTAATTGAAACACCTTATAAAGTTGGAGATGTTATTACAATTAAACTTACATCAGGCGAAGAGCTTGTTGGAAAGTTTGAAGCTGATGATAGCACACAAATTAAAGTAAACAAACCACTTACACTAGTCGCTAGTGAAAAGGGTATTGGTTTACAACAGTTCTTGTTTACTGCCGATATGGCATTATCTTATAGTATCAAACATAGTGCTATAACTTTAATACATAAAACAAGAGGCGAGTTTGCAGAAGCATATACTAAACAGACAAGCAGTATTGTACAAGCACCAGCCGGCATGGCTGACCTAGTTCGCAAATAATCTTACATAAATATTAGTATGCACGAGTTTGTTATAAAAGACAAAGGTCAATTAATCACGTATACAGAGTACGAAGCTATACCTAATGAATTCGATCATGTAATTAAGTTCTTACCTGAAGTTCCACCAGAACCTCATACTGAAGAACAACACGAAGAGATCGAACAGTGGAATACAAAGTTACAAGAACTAATGAAGAAGGAGAGATCATATGCCAGCAGTAACTAGAGTAGGTGATGCCGACGTTGCCCATTGTAGTGGAATGACAAGAGCAGTAGGTTCTCCAAACGTCTTTGTTAACAATATTCCAGTTTCAAGACAAGGTGACGTTAACACAGGACATTTACTTCCCCCAGTACCATGTCCATCACACTCGGCACCAATTGCTTCAGGATCAGCAACAGTCAAAACCAATAACGTAGGAACGGGCAGGGTTGGAGACGCAATAGCAGGGTGTACTTCGGTTGCGGCAGGATCACCTAACGTATTTGCCGGGTAATTTCGCCAATTACGGTACCTACAAGCCACAATTACTAACAATATACACAAAAACAAATAATTAATATAGAATATAGGAGAACAATTATGTCATCTATTCATGAACAGATCATAAGCGAATACGAAAATTACTTGAAAGAGTCCGAATCTTTCGATACTAAAAATGTAAAAGCCTCGGCGGCAAGAGCACGTAAGGCTTTAGGTAACATTGGTAAACTTGCTAAAGATCGTAGAAAAGAAATCCAAGAAAAGAAAAATTCTTTATAGGATTTTTAAAGCTAATATGGGACGGGTCTTCATTGACTCTGTCCTATATTTGTATGCACATAATTATAGTACAATTTCAATAAATACTCTAGTAGAAAAGTATTACTCTACAAACACAATCAAGGATAGAATAAGATAAGATATGAGTGAGAGAATAGTAGGCAAGCTAAAATGGTTTGATGCCAAAAAGGGTTATGGTTTCATAAGTCCCAATGATGGTGGTCAAGATGTATTTGTACATATATCAGCCTTTGAAGCGGCACAAATAACAAACATCGCAAATAAGATGTTGCTAGAATTTGAACTTGTTGACAACCGAGGACGAATGATTGCAGGCAATCTAGTACGTCCTGATAACTTCAATAGATAATTAGATACTTTTAAAAGGTTTGGGTGTTCCGTCTGGGCCTAATACCATCTCACCAGTATCAGAGAACGCACCACACATACGACCGTTGGATCCTGGACCATAATATTTTACGGGTTTGATTTCTATAGCTTCGCCATCTCTAACAACTGTTCTTTTATAGTTCTCAGACTTGACTCCTCTTTGCTTTACTCCAGCCATGTTATCTTCCTATTTTCTTACTTCTACCCATAGGTAGTCTTTGTGTCATTTCGTACATTCCGCCTTTTTTGGCTTCCCATTCTACTCTGACTGATTTACTTTTTGTGCCACCTTGAAAAGATTTGATTGCTTTCTTTAGACTTGTTGACTCTTTAGTTTCTACATTCTCTCCGTCGTAGAAAGTATATGTTCTCATTTTTGGCATTGTTTTTCCTTTGACATTAGTTATCTCTTTTGTTATAATAGTAGCATATTAAGGCTAAATATCACTGCAATTGATGATAGCAACGTATGTCACAAGAGCAAGACCCGGGTGCAATTCCCGGCCACTCCACCAATTCAATATACCCCCGTCGGGGTGGAATTAGGATCGATTGGCTTGTTAAGGTTGAAGGAGACTGTCCGGATGTAAGCTCGGTTAACGCGAACAAACGTTATAGATGCAAACGATAATGCACTAGACAACGTTACTTTCGTAGATTTTTCTGCGCCAGTAACTGCGTTTAATGAGGATTTTGCCCTAGCGGCATAATCGCTCGGGGTTGGCAACTTACCTAGCAACAGAAAAGTTGCGTCTATTACTACATAGGCAAAGCCTATAATAATTTCTAAATAAATATCGTGCTAGGTGAGAAGGAGTAATTATAATGCCACCACGCAATCATAGAAACTGGTTGAAAGAACCAGCAGTAGAATATATTAGTAGCGAGTGCTATAATAATCAAGACATACACGATCAAGAACAAGAACAAATCTTTAGTAAGGTTTGGATACCTATGTGTCATAAGAGTGAACTACCAAACGAGTTAGACTTTAGAACAACACAGATAGCAGGAGTCAATGTTCTTGTGTATAACACAGGCAAAGAATTTAGAGCATACCGTAACTATGGAGAACAAACACCAGCAGGAACACTAGGAGCACCTATCGTAACTGTTGAACCTCAGTTGCATTTGGAAGTAAAGCACGGAGGTATGATATGGGTAACACTTAATCCTGATCCTGATCAAACTGTAGAACAATGGACAGCAGGTGCATTTGATTGTATTGCTGATGCTATTGATACAGAGGAACTAGAAGTATTCCATTATCATAAAGCAATCATTCCTACAAACTACAAACTATGGCATGATACCAATAGTGAATTCTATCATGACTTCATGCACTATTTTAATCGTGTAACAGGATTCAATGATGAATACTTTGCTCGTAAGAATATTGCGTTCGATAACGGTCATGTAAATGTAAGTTCTTTTACTGTCAACTATACCGAGTTTGATAAAGATGGAGATAGAGGAGAGTTAAGTTTTCCTAACTTGCCACCCAACCAATGGTATATGGTAGACTTGTTTCCAGGTTTCAACTTCAACCTACGTGGTAGTGCATATAGATCAGATAGTGTTACTCCATTAGGACCTAACAAAGTTCTTATTGAGTTTAGAGGTTATGGACTTAAGAATGATACCAAGGAAGAAAGACTCACACGTATCAGGCACCATAATACTATTTGGGGACCTTTTGGTAGAAACTTGCATGAAGACTTGCTAGGTGTTACAGGACAGGGTGCATCAATGGCTCCAGGTACTGAACGTAGGAACATTCTACATGGTAGACACGAGAACTCAACTATCCACGATGAAGTTGGTATGCGTCACTACTACGCAGAATGGGGCAAATACTTAGACGTAAACCCATCAAATCCATTGACATAACGGTTACGTTGTGTTATACTTAACTTGTTAATAACAATTAGAAGGAACTAGTATTATGACGGGTTTAGAAATTTGGGGTCTTGTTATCCTAGTTGGTGGAATCATACATCAAATCGATCCAAACTTACTCGTAGTTTGCATTTCTGGATGTAATTAATAGTAAGTGGGGGATTAGCTCAGCCGGGAGAGCGCCTGATTTGCATTCAGGAGGTCAGCGGTTCGATCCCGCTATCCTCCACCACACCACTTACGGGGGTGTAGCTCAGTTGGTTAGAGCGTCCGCCTGTCACGCGGAAGGCCGAGGGTTCGAGTCCCTTCACTCCCGCCATGAAATTTAATCAATTAGATAAATAGATAGGCAGAAGAACACGGTCAATTTTTTTTTGACTGAAATTTTTTTTGACCTAACAATAGCAAAGGAAAAAGAAATGACGCAACTGATATCCCCACAAAAGTTTACACACTCCACTGGCCTTTTAAGGTCATTTTTTTTGGATAAAGGATTTGAAGAAGTCCATACCCAAAACAGATTAAGCATACTTGCCGCTTGTGAAGATCCATTCAATGTAGCAACATACAATTACGCCGGCCAGGTATGGCCCTTACCGCAGACAGGCCAAATGTGGTTAGAACACGAATTATTAAGTAGCCCCTCTAGTAAGGGGTTTTTTTGTGTCTCCACTTCCTATAGACAGGAACCAAATGCAATACCAGGGAGACATGATATAATATTTCCTATGTTTGAATTTGAGATGCCAGGTGACATAGATGATCTTAAGAAGATGGAGTATGAGTTATGTGAACACCTAGGATTTAAAAAGCCTACTGAAAAGACTTATGCTGAATGGCAACAACATTACGGTCATGCTGAAGATTATGAAATGACTGCTGATGAAGAAACTAAGATGCACGAAGAGTTTGGTACAACAATGATCACAGACTTCCCAGAACTTACAAGTCCATTTTGGAACATGAGTAGAAATGCTGATGGTAAGACTGCAAAGAAGATTGATGTTATACTAGGTGGGATGGAAACAATAGGATCAGCAGAACGTTCATGTGATGTTGATATGATGAGAGATACATTCCACAGTATTACAGATGGTGCATACAGTAAGCTACTTTACAGTCTGTTTAGCAAGGAACGTGTTGAAGCAGAACTAGAGAAGTTCTTAGAGTTTGACTTCTTTCCTAGAGTAGGCGGTGGCATAGGTATGACACGTATGATAGCGGCCTTAGAGAAACACTGGAAAGACTAGAGTTTAATCTGGGGTGGTGAAACTGGTAAACACGTACAACTGTTCATTGTATGGTTAATGTACTGCAATATATTTAACCTTGGAGGTTCGAATCCTTCCCCCAGAGCCAATATAAGCTACACTTATAGTCTACTATAACCTATACCTATTTTGGTAAATAACTGCATACTTAAACAATAGTATGGAGTAACCATTATGGCTAAGATGTTTCATTCAACTGCGGCGGTACACGTTAGTATACCTAAGAAGACAAGTCAATCTGGCACTAAAGCTAGATGTAAGATGTCATCTATGAACAAGAGCAAAAAGAGAAGTCATAAGTTTTATAGAGGACAAGGAAAGTAATGTACGAATACAAATGTAAAATACTTAGAGTAGTCGACGGCGACACAGTTGATATCGATATTGATCTGGGCTTTGGTATGTGGATGCACAAAGAACGAGTTCGAATGATGGGCATTGATACACCAGAGTCTAGAACAAGAGATAAAGTGGAGAAGAAATTTGGCTTGGCATCGAAAGCAAGACTTAAAGAACTATTACCAGTCGGATCGAAACAACATCTTAAAACAGAAATTGACAGAAGCGGAGAAGATAAGAAAGGCAAGTTCGGAAGAATACTTGGAGACTTTATCGTCGACGAAAAGAGATGCACTGACATACTTGTTGAAGAAGGATATGCTGTAGTCTACACAGGCCAGAATAAAGACGATGTCGAACAGGCACACTTAAATAATAGAGAACTCTTAATAAAAGAAGGAAAGGTTACTCTATAATGTTAAAAGTACTTGTTGTCGTGCTTATGGCAGGCATCATGGAAAATGGTGGGAGAGATCTATATGTTTTCACGAAACCAACTTTCACAACTATTGAATCCTGCAAAGAGTGGGCACAACAAAATCCAGACCAAGTCATTTGGACAGTAGCACAAGAATACGGACAACGACCTATTGAGATGGTTTACTGCGTAGATGAAGAACAAGTTAAGAAGACAGTACCAGGATACGATCCTGAATCATACGAACCACCCAAAGTAGGCACATCAATTTAATTTTCCAATTTAGTTGACACAGAGGCTTTTCTGTGTTACATTAATAATATGGAATTGCTACTAGGAATAATATCAGTAATTTTTGGCACAGTACTACTTGGCTATTCAATGTCAATGCCAATAGATCACGAATGGTATGATCTTGTTATTATGTTTGGTGCGTTCTTTCTTGTAACCCCATTTTTACTTTCGAGGTCCTAACTATGACAATGCATTTGGCACGTGGCTTAACTACTCTCAATACTAGTAGTCGTAAGTCTAAGATTAAACGTACGAAATCCAATTTAGAAAAATGGACTGTTCAAATGCGAAAGCATAATAAACAGATGAAACAGATAGGATGTCATCATCACATAATGACACTTAACGACTATATCGATTACATTCACGGTCGTTACAAACCAAAACAAAAAACAACAACTACTATGAGTACTCCTTGGCATGACTCTGGTGTATATCGTAGAGAAGTAGAATTGGACAAGGCTCCTAGCCTTAGAACAGAACAATCCTTTTCTGCTTGTACCAAAAAAGAACCAATGAGATACACAGGAGAACGTAAGCTAGTTGGTATTGCTATGATGCATAAATCCAATTTAGTTCCCGTATTTGCTGACGATGATGACAAGACTGGTAGGAAACAAGCTACCGAAATATCTCAGATGAGAAGAAACTAATTTTTGGTAAAATATAGGTTGACTAAAGCCACATTCGGTGCTATAGTATATACATAATGAAGATAAACTTATGGAGGCTTTAATGAAAGGCACAGTTAAAAATCTGACGTTAGTCGCAACAATGGCGATTATGATGTCAGCTTGTTCTACAATGACCACAGTGGTCGAGAAACAACAAGACGTTGTACCTAATTGGTATATGAAATGTAAGGACACTGGAACTGAAGGTTGGTTTTGGTGGTCTAAGGATTACTACTATGCTTGTGGTAGTGGTGTAAGTGGATTTAAAGAAGCCGCTTATGATAAAGCTATTCAATTAGCAAAAACTAAAATCGCTGACAGAATTAATGGTGCAGTGAACAAGCGAACAACTATTGAGTATAATGATAGTGGATCAGAAGAGAGTATGGTTTCTACTACACAATCTCAAGTATTGGTTGTAAACAAGATCACAGATACAGTAGTAAGACACTATTCATCTAATGAAGGATACTTGTATAAAAGAAATGGCAAGTACTATCATTTCATTATGTTGAAACTTGATAAAGAAATTGTAGATCAACTTGTAGCAGAAGCACAAGGTGTGAGAGCTAACAAGAACAAAGTTGATACAAACTCTATCAATAAATCTGCTAAACAAATCGACTAGGAGGATCGTATGAAACATCTTCTATACATAGTAGCTCTGGTTCTAGTATGCACAGGTTGTAGTGCTACAGGCAACAAGCTAACCTTAGAAGAAAACGGTCACCAGTACTGCGATACGGAAAAGACCATTGTTGATAATAATGGTACTACCAATAGCAAACAAATCACAAAGTGTAGCGATGATCCTGTAAAGAAGCTCTTACCACCTAAGATGGGTATGGGCAAACAATGTAGGGAACATTGGTACTCTGTTCACATAGGAGGCAAGATGGTTGAGAGAAAAGGCTATGCTTGTCTATTTGAAGGGAAGGATTATGAAAGTAGTAAATGGTATATTGTTACTAGCCCTTATTAGTATATTAAGTGCTTGTGGCTCAACTAAAGGTGTACAGACGTACAATACTAGCGATACCGCAACTTCTAGTGTACAATCTTCCTATCAACCTAGTAACGGATATGTAGGTGTTATTGTTAACCTAACTAAATGGCATTGGTACAGATTACCTGCTAATGATAGAATGAAACAAGAACAAGCTATGTATTTCGCATTAGACAATAGTGAAAACGGACAGAGTACAAGTTGGTACAATAACGAAACAGGAACCAATGGTGAAGTGATTGTAGCAAGTACCTATCCAATGGGAAGTGGTTACTGTAGAGTGGTTATGTCTAAACTTAATTATAAAGGTAAACTAAGACATTTTAAAGAAACTGCTTGTCGTGAAACTGGACATGAAGGTTGGCGTTTTATCAGATAGTTTAACTTCTTTCAAATGAGGTAAAAGTAAGCTAAATATGTTATACAAAGAGTACACAGGGAGCAGTATGTTATTAGGAATATTGACATTTCTATCTGCACTAACTATTAGTGCGGTAGCTATATACTATTCGGTGGCAGGATTGGCGGCTATATTTGCCGCGGCTGTTATCCCGATTATCATTATGGGTGTGTCATTAGAAGTTGGAAAACTTGTAACGGCAGTATGGTTGCACAGACATTGGAGTCGAGCTACATGGTGGCTTAAGACTTATCTGTCCGTTGCAGTATTTGTATTGATGTTTATAACGTCAATGGGAATCTTTGGTTTCCTATCTAAAGCCCACATAGAACAAACAAGTATGTCGCAAGAGCAAGTAGCTCTTATTGAAACTATCGACGATAAGATAGTACGATCAGAAGGTAAGATACTACGTTGGACTACAGAGATGGATCGCTTGTTAGCAGGTGAAGACATTCGTGTAGATAGTCTTATTGATCGTGAGCAAGTAGAACTAGACAAAATTAATGCACTTATTAAAGCAGAGAAAGACGACATAAGAAAAGACTTTGATAAGCAAATAGAATTACAGAATCAAAGAATCATACAAGCAAAAGAACGTAAGGACGCAGATATACAAGCGGCCAAGGATAGATTTGAAGGATCCTTTGCTGGTGGTTCTAAGTATGACGAAGCAGTAGAAAAAGCAAAAGCAAATGAATTAAGTGTAGCAAGTTCGGCACAAAAAGAAATACGATCTATTAATAGCAAACTTAATGATGCACTTGCAACTGTAGATACAAAGTATGCTAGTGATATAAAAGCAATACAGGATAGAATACAGGACCTACGTGGACAAGCTAATGCTAAAACAGAAGACTTAGATGCTAGGGTTACAGAACTAGAAACATTCATTGATAAAGAACAAACTGTAATTGACGGTGTTAGAGAAGAGAAGTTTGCATACGAAAAGACTTATAGAAAACTTGAAGCTGAAGTAGGACCTATTAAGTATATTGCTGAATTCATATATGGTGAACAAGCAAATCAGAACTTACTAGAGTCAGCAGTACGTTGGGTAATCATAATTATTATCTTTGTGTTTGATCCATTAGCAGTATTACTATTGATTGCTTCGCAGTATACATTCCAATTTGTAAGAGAGGATAGAGGGCCTAAGTTGCCCCCAAAGTCCGACCCGGATCCAGACGAGCCTGACGATCCGGTAGAAGAGAAGTTCGAAGATGTTAGTGAAGAAGAACTAGCAGAAGAAGAACAACGTGAGCTCGAACAACTTCGTGCAGAAAAGATAGCAAAGAACGTTCCTCCGACGGAGAACCCAGACAGGTTTGATCCAGATGAAGTAAAGTATGAGATGGACGATGTGCATGATAAAAAAGACGAAGAAGAAATGCGAATAGCACTAGAAAAAATTGATAGTGAAATTGCAAAAGAAAACCCACCTGAATACTTTGGCGAAGATGAATACGTTCCAAATGAAAACATTAAAGAAGAAGCTAAAGATATTGACAAATGGAATAAGTGGGTAGAGGCCGCTGAACAAGAAGTTGCTAAAGAAGATTCAAAAGAAATAACAGGTATTGGTGCTGTCAAAGGTTCATTTAAACAAGCAGAGGAAGAACTTCAAAAAAAAACTCTAGAAGGAACCAATTACATAACAAAGGTCAGCAACAAGCAACAACGCCAAACAACGAATCCGGAAGACTCCGACCCGACTTCACAGAAGTAGTAGACCCAGAGAAATACGTTCAAAATCAAGAACAAAGTCAGAACTCCATTTGGAGTAAGATCCAGAAAAATAAGTAATAGTATGGAAGATCCAGTAATCAATTTAATCACGCCACCTGATAAGTTGTACAATGACAATAGAAGCTTTCTATTAATGAATCCTAGTGATATTGTTAAAGAACAATTTAATGAAATGGCAAAACAACTTGGTGAAAACTTGAACGTTTATCTGTTTGACCAAGATGAAGTACACGATGTAAATTGGTTATTAGATATAGTAAATCAAGTAGGTACAATTATATTAGACGTAGACAATACTCGCAATGAGTATCAATGGCTTATTGGCTATCTTTTAAGTTTTGATAAAACTTATTACTTGACAAAAGCCGACCAGATGTCGTATAATGTAATTAACACTCGAAGGATTTACGATGTGAGACAAATTGCAGAGGAGAACGATAGCTTTGTCAAAATTCAAGGAAAGACCTAAGAGTGGTCTTACTGTTTTAGTCCGCAACGGCGACTTTAATGGTGCATTGAGAAAATTTAAAAAACGGGTATCGCAGGAAGGTATATTGATGGATTATAAAGCAAAACAATATTACGAAAAACCTAGCGAAAAAAGAGCAAGAGCAAAGGCGGCAGGTATTGCTCGACAGAAGAAAGAACTACGAAGACGAATGTTGGAGGAAGGATTTTAATGGAACTTAAAGCGGATCTATGGTTTCCTAGTATTATATTTGCAGGCATAAACGATGTTATTGATCGTGGAGCCATTAAGCAAATTGCACAGGCTTGGAGAAACAAAGAACCAGAACTTGCAGGTAATAGCAATGAAGGTGGTTGGCATAGTCGTTCAATCGAAAACATTGACATACTACCACCAGAGTTACAACAAGTTTTTAATACAATGGTTATTGAACTTGATAAAGCAGTTGAATCTTGTCGTAACAACATTGGCTTTCCTCCCTTAAAATTACAAAACTTCTGGATTAACATTAATGGTCCAGGAGCATATCATACACTACACAATCATCAAGATGCTATGTTGAGTGGTGTGTTCTATATAGATATTCCAACAGAGAATATGGGTGACTTACAGTTTTATCGTGGAGATGAAGCACAATACTACATTCCAGATAACCTAAGCACATACAACACAATTACAAGTACTATGGCTACATATCCACCTAAGCCAGGTATGGTTGTTATTTTCCCTTCATGGGTCAAACACGCAGTAAAACAAAATAGGTCGGATGCAGAGAGAATAGCAATATCATTTAATTATGGAGCGAAATAATGAGAATAGAACAAGACATTAAGTTGGACTACAAAGACGTACTGTTTAAACCTAAAAGATCAAAATTAGAAAGCAGACGTGATGTCGACTTAACTCGAACGTTTAAGTTTCATTACGGTAATGAATGGACAGGTGTACCTATCATGTCAAGCAATATGGACGGTGTTGGTACATTCGCAATGGCAAAAGTATTACAGGATCACAAGATGATTACTGTAATGAGAAAACATTATTCAGTAGACGACTGGACTAAAAATGCTAAAGGTGTTAAGATGAAATACCTAAGTGTTTGTACAGGTACAGGAGTTATATGGGATCCTGATGCACCAGACTATGCTACAATGAAAGCAGTACTGGCAATGTATCCGGACATTAAGTTTATTACTGTTGATGTTGCTAATGCTTATCATGAAAACTATGCAGACTTTATTTCAAGAGTTAGAGATGCTTATCCTGACAAAACTATTATAGCTGGTAATGTTATATCAGCAGAGATGACAGAAGAACTTATTATCAAAGGTGCTGACATTGTTAAGTGTGGTATTGGTCCCGGATCAGTATGTACTACACGACTAATGACAGGTGTTGGTGTTCCGCAACTATCAGGAATCATTGAGTGTGCTGATGCGGCCAACGGTATTGGTGGACACATTATTGCTGATGGCGGTTGTGTTTATCCAGGAGATGTAAGTAAAGCCTTTGGAGCAGGAGCTCACTTTACAATGCTAGGCGGTATGTTAGCAGGACACGATGAAAGCGAAGGTGAAGTAGTAAACGGCAAGATACAGTTCTATGGTATGAGTTCAGATGCGGCCATGGCAACACATGGTACTCGTAAAGATGGATATCGTGGAGCAGAAGGCAAGGTTGTTGAACTTCCACACAAAGGCCCTGTTGAGAAAACTGTTATTGAAATACTTGGCGGACTAAGATCCACTTGCACATACATTGGTGCAAAACGTATTAAAGATATGCCTAAGTGTACAACGTTTGTAAGATGTACACAACAGGTTAATCAAGTGTTCAATCAGTTCAATGCAGATTAGAACTAATCAGAAACCGTTCGTACACACTATCATAGACGATTACTTTGACAAAGAAGAACTTCCTAGTGTATTTTCTGAAATAAAATATTTAAATCAACACGCCACTGACACAAAAGACAATGGCGATCCAAAGAGCAGTAACATGAATGCAGTTCATTTGGATAAGCACTACAAAGAAGAAAGACACGTAAGCAGTATTCTTAGATATAATAGAAAGATGTTTGATCTTGACTTTTCAGAGAACATCTTTGCAAATTATATAAAGATGTGTAACTTTGATGTTACCCAACTTAACTGTTACAATGGAGATGGCAGTTATGATCTACATCCTGACCTCGGAGTAATGTCAGCAGTAACTTTATTGTACGAAGAGCCTAAGCAGTTTACAGGCGGAGAACTAGCTTTTTCGGACTACAACTATACTCCAGAACTCAAAAACAACTCGCTAATACTATTTCCTAGCTTTATACAACACGAAGTAAAACACATTAAAGGAACAGGTCGATATAGCATAAATCACTTCTTTTTTATCCATATTAGGTAGATTTGGTTAGATTTATACTTGAAAATAGACCTATTTTAGCATATAATTTGTATAGTAGTATAAATACTAATATGTTAAAGAATGCTTGATAGGTTCTTTCAACATTTAACTTGCTTAATAAAGGAGAAACAAAATGACAAGAAACCAACATCTATCAATTTTTAATCAACTAAGACCAGTAACAGTAGGGTTTGATCCTATCTTTGATCACTTCGAAAGAATGTTTGACAACGATACGTTAATGACACCATCTGTTAACTACCCACCTTACAATATTGTTAAAACAGGTGACTATACCTACAATATTGAAGTAGCCCTTGCAGGCTTCAACAAGAAGGATATTGAAGTTAAGTACGCAGATAATACTTTAGAAATCAAATCCATTCATGAGAAGGAAGAAGCTAAAGAAGGAACACTACACCAAGGTATTAGCAAAAGACATTTTACTAGATCTTTTACTATTGCTGAAGATGTAGAAGTAAAAGGTGCAGAACTTAAAGACGGTCTTTTACAAGTTGAACTGGAAAAAATTATTCCAGAAAGCAAAAAACCAAGAACTATTAATATTAAGTAGTTCTAATAATAAACCGATAGGGAGGCTGAGATACTAGCCGCGAAAACGGGTATAAGCCTCCCTTTCATTTACTATTGCATAGGAGTGGTACAATGATAAGTAATGTTATGGACGTACAAATAGACGAAAAGATTAAACAGAAGATTTTGGAGCCAGCACTATACAAGGTTGTGTTCCTTAATGACGATCTAACACCAATGGAATTTGTTATCGAATGTCTTGTAGGTATTTTCAAACATACTGATACAACCGCAAGAGACCTTACAGTAAAAATACACGAAGAAGGTTCAGCAATAGTAGGAGTATATACTTTTGAGATAGCAGAACAAAAAGGTATAGAAACAACTACTTTAGCTCGTACTAACGGATTTCCATTACAAGTTAAAGTGGAAAAAGAATGAGCCTAAAAGAATTAACTTACGAACATCATCGTAACGCAGAAAGACAACAATTTGTAAAGGTACTAATGAGTGGGAAAATAGATCCTAAACTCTATGCTACCTTTATGTACAACCAACACCAACAGTATAATATATTAGAAGTTCATGCGATGGCACATGGATTGTTAAACGGTCTAATGGATATTAGACGAGCTCCTAATATATGGGCAGACTACGAAGAATTATGGGAAGACCACGATAACCCACCACAACTATTATCAGTTACTAAAAAGTATGCCGATCATATTATGAGTATCAAAGAAGATTCTCAAAAACTGTTTGCTCATATGTATACAAGACACATGGGCGACCTAAGTGGTGGACAAATGATCCGTAAAAAGATTCCTGGAAGTGGCACACTATATGACTTTGAAGACGGTCCTGCTCTTAAAGAATTAATCAGAGAACGTCTAGACGATAGTATGGCCGATGAAGCAAAGATCTGTTTTGATTTTGCAACACAAACTTTTCAGGAACTAATGGATGTCTCAATCGACAGTTAAAAAAATTGTTATAGTAGGAGGCGGAAGTGCAGGTTGGCTTACGGCCGCTTATGCCCTATACAATTTACCCAACACACAAATCACACTAGTAGAAAGTCCTAACATACCTATAGTAGGAGTAGGTGAAGCTACTATACTTGGCTTCGACCATTACCTAACTGACTGTGGTATACCAACCGAACTATGGACAAAGGAATGTGATGCAACTATTAAACTAGGCACATACTTTCCTAACTGGAGAGGTGATGGTAAAAACATTTGGCAACCTTTTTACTTTCCAATTGAAATGGCAAAAACGGGTAACTGGCATGATGTAATAGACTTATGCCGAGATGCTAATGTTCCTTTTGAAGATTACGAAAAGTGGACTGCTTGGTATGACATCAGTGTTAAGGATAAAAAGATTGCAGGTAACACAACTGCCTGTGGTAGTGAAGCTCATGTAGGTTACCATTTAGATGCAGTTAAACTGGCAAACTTCTTAAGCGAATATCTTAATAAGAAGTATCCAAGGTTAAAACATATTAAAGCACACATAGATAAGCCTGTTATAAAAGATGGAAACATTGAACACGTTGTATTAGAGAACGGTGAAATGGTTACCGGAGACTTCTTTGTTGACTGTACAGGATTTAAAAGATTACTTTCAAATGCATTAGGCAATAGTAAATGGGTTGACAGAAGTCATATGTTGTTTACAAATGCCGCAGTGGCATCACAGATTAGTTATGAAACAGAAGATGAACCACAGGTACCTTATGTAACTGCACAGGCTTGTGATCACGGATGGATATGGAAAACTCCTGTTAAAGATAGAATAGGTAGTGGACTTTGTTACAACAGTGATATAACAACTAAACAAGAAGCAGAAGATTATTTTGTACAACATTGGGGAGAACATAGATTAAGAACAGGTAAGTTTAATCATGTACCTTTCAAACCAGAGTACAATGCAAACAACTGGCGTGGCAACTGTTTTAGTGTAGGACTAGCAAGTGGCTTTATTGAACCACTAGAATCAACAGGACTTGCATTATTAGTAATAGGTAGTTCAGCACTACACTATATGAAAAAAGGTTATTATGAGCAGGAGGACATGGATAGATTTAACGAGGATATGAGTAACGTGTACGAAGATAGCATGGGCTTTGTTGCACTACATTATTTTAGCAATCCAAGACAAAGTAAGTTTTGGAGACACGTTGAAGATAACTTTAAAGAAACTGAAAAGATGGAAGAACTATGCACAAACTTTGCAAGAAACTTTACTCCAAGTTTAGGTGGACAGTTTTTTCCACGTAACACAGAGATATTCCAAGATATAAATTGGAAGCTATGGTTAAACACCGTAGGTATTAAAACTGCTACTGCCAATTTAGGTGAGCAGGAGAGTAAGGAACTTTTAAATAGAATGAGAGAAGATAATAAAAAAGCTTCTTATCCAGGCTTAACAAATAGACAATGGAGTAACAGGTGAGCGAATCAATTATATGGGATACATTAATTAAAACCCAAGACGACATACTTGACATTTTTAACGAGTATGCAGAGGAAACAGAAGAAAAGACTTTGAACAAGTTTAATCAACCCGAGAATGGTTGGCTCAATAGAGTATGGGCAAACAAGCACGTTCGAAGAGCTCATATTGATGTCGTAGATGTACGTAAGGATAAAAGCCTTTGGATGATGCACGTATGTTGTTTTCCAACACTAGACAATGGTGCACCTATATACGGCTTTGATGTTATAGCAGGTAAACGTAAGATGACAGGTGCCTTTCATGACTTTTCAGCATCTAGTGGAGGAGAGGATCACCCACTATGCGAATGGTACCAAGATGCAGTAAAAGATTTTATTCCTACAAAACAAAGAGAACTACCACAATGGGCAAAGAATATTTTTAGTCCAGGAATGATTGCCGCTGGTAATGTTGCAACACAAGAAGAAGCAGAAGCTATTTGTAAACTAGCAGTTGATAACCTAAGAGTATGGTTCCAATCAGTACCTGAATATGCAGGCGATCAACCCACAGATTTTACTGCCGGCTGTCAGGACTTCTACTGTCATAATCAGCAACAAAACCCACATACACCACGTGTTATGAAGTCTTTAGGACTTAACGAAGCAGACGTAGATGAATTTTGTACTAATGCTTTGTTTCCTAAACTAGCATAAATACTAGTGTTATGCGTTTCTTTGAATTTAAAATAAATGAATCTAAGGGTATATTCGGTAGAGTGCCAGGTGATCCCTATGTACATCCAGACGGACGCAAAGCAATATTCAAACAAGTAATAGGCTTACCTGATATGACACAAGGTGGTGGGCAGTTTGAATCTCCAGAGGCACGTGATGCCGCAATAGAAGAATTTGAGAAAAACATCAATGGTAAAATTGAATGGACTAACAAACCAGACGCAGGTTCATTAGCATTTGGTGTTGCTGAAGTACATTCAGCAGATGGCGATCAAACAATGTACTGGGGTAGATACTTTCGTATTATGAAAGCTAATATGATGAGTGCTTGGCCTAATGCAAGTGTACCACAAGGTTGGAAATTAGCAACCAAGGGTGCCGCTAAAATGGATCAAGGATTAGAACCACAAGCATTAATCAAGACAAATAATTTATTCAAAGGTTCTGAGTCAGTAATTAGAGCAGTTGAAATGAATTCTAAACCAGAAAACAAAGAGATGTTAGTGAAAGCACTACAAGATTCAGCTAACGGACAGATGGCAGTATTTCCAGGACAAAGAGAAATAGAAACTGCAATTAGAGATTACTTCGGAGAGATTATGGGTCCTGTTGCTATGATGGGCAAAGCAGTTATGGGACAGGCAGAAGATGCCAGACAAGAACTAGGTGGTGGTGCTGAATGGAATGACATGAGCATACGTTGGCCACAAGGCATGAACGAACCACTAGTTGACAGTAAGTTCTTTGCACCAAATGGAACAGAGATAGGTATTAGTTCTAAAGGTGGAGTAGGTGCTAGTGCAAGTGTTAAAAACTTACACGATGGTATTGTAAAAGCATCTGAGTCAAGCAAACCAGAAGATAAAAAAATATTAGAAGAAAACGAATACGTTGTTGATATTGTTACAACTATACAAAAAGAATCATCTAAAGATGGACCATTTGCATTAGGTGAGAAGTTTGGTCTTTCAACTCCAGCACTAAGACAAGAAGTTATTGAATATCAAAAGACTGGTAAAAAAGAAATGACTGATGTAAGTGAAGAAGCCGCGAAGATGATGGAAGGTATTAACTTCAATACAAATGTTGTTGGCTTTAATACTGGAAACGCCATTACAAGTGCATTGGCTAAGAAAGTAGCACAACACGTTAATTCAGATAAGAGATTTTCACAAGGAGCACTTGCACTTCTTAACAATGCAAGTATTATTCAGCTATACACCAAGACTGGTGTTAAAGGTGATGATGTATCCGTTAAAGGTTACCAAGCAGTATATCCACCAAACTTCCAAGGTACTATTGGACTAGATGGTGGTAAGAACTATTACAGTTCACGTATTGGTGGTAAGTTTGCCTTTAAGTTCCTAAAGTAATAATCAGATAATAACCTAAGAAGTGTAGTATTTGGTCTGCGGTATTGAGCAACCAAAATTGTCTTTGATTTGACTTCCAACCAAAATATTCACGTATATTAGTCTTTAAAAAGTCGGTATGCCAGTGTAGTATGTAATCTAGTATTCCAAGCAATATACAGACCTCTATGCTTGAATAAAAGGCCATTACAAGCATGGTTAAGACCCCATGTGGTATGTAATGTTGTAGATGTGCTGGTCCACCAAAATAACGTAATTTGGTTGGGCCTATGCCAAAAGGTTGCATACCCAAATCAATTATGGCGTGTTTAATCATTAAGAATAGGAAAATTTCCATTTGACTTTATCGTGATCCTTTGCTATATTTATAGTATGTGATATATAAGTGTATATATCCTTTAACAAATAGGTAAGAAATGATACATAAAATATCTGAACTATGTGACAAGATCGACTCTATTAAATTATGTGCCGATCAATTACGCCAGATGAAGTACGGTGCTCCCAAGTCTACTGAAATTGAAATAGACAATATGATACAGACTATTCAAGCTGACTGTCTATTAGTAGCTAACGATAAGCAGAAGTACAAGAAGAAGTCGTAAGTTCAATAAAATAACGTAAAAACTTAAAATGCTTTGAAAGATCGTTAAAGAGGTCTTTGTTCATTCCATATGAAATACTATTGTAAGAACTTTGTCCTATACCTATATAGTAATCCTGATCAATACCATAGTCAGGAAACACACCAGTAACAAATAAACAACTATCTCCAAGAGCCTTTGCATCTCTTGAGTTCTTTAGTTTTAGGTATGATTCTGCAAATGTACTTTCAGGTAGGAAATTAGGCTTGTCCAAATGGTCAGCAAGGAGCATGACGACATAGGACTCAATGCCTACGGGTAACGTGTAGCCACTGCTCTCCTGCGTTTCTTTAACAACGCCGTAAAAGGCACTCTGATAAAAGTCCTTCATACTATTACTTATCGTTTTTGGTAACATAGATTTTTAAACTGTTGAAAAAGCAACATTTTAATCATACCTATAAGGTTGACATTTGGCAGTAGTTTCTGTATAATATATGTATAATCAAGCAAGGGAAATAAAATGAATTTAAAAATCAAAGGCGGTTCAAAATCACAGAAAAGATATGCTAAAGATATCATAGAATTCTGTGCAGAAAAGCTAATGAGTAAGCGACTTGCTAATAACTTGACTATCAAACTAACCTTCGTAAAGATGTACGAAAAGCATAGACAGATTGGCAACTGTATTTGGGAAGATGACCCATACAGACCACGTGAGTTTTTAATTGAAATCGATCCTACTGTAAGACTACGTAGGGTGCTTGAAAGCATCTGTCATGAGATGGTCCATGTTAAGCAGTTCGCTAAAGGTGAAATGCGAGATTTATCCGGTGCTGAAAAAGTGAGCTGGAATGGAGAAAGATACGATCTAAGTGCAGATGAGTACTTCGACAGACCATGGGAAATAGAGGCACACGGCCGTGAATTAGGGCTTTTTATACGTTGGGCTGAGAAAAACAAACTTGGACACCTAAAGTGGACACATGACTAAATACAACTAGATTACTAATTACATGAAAAAATACGAACAATATACAGCAGATGACAGGGTAGAAGCAACGTTATTTGATAACGATATACATTATCTTAACGGAGAACTTGACCACGAAAATATAGCGAGAGCTATCAAGTGGATCATCTCAGCTAATATTCACAAGAAGCCTAAACGTAAATTAACTTTATATGTTAATACTGTGGGCGGAGATCTGTATGAAACGTTCGGACTTATTGATATAATGAAAGACAGTTATCATTCTATTGTAACGGTAGGAGTTGGAGCAGTTATGAGTGCTGGGTTCTTAATATTTGCTAGTGGTAAACATGGCGAAAGATATATTGGTAAGAACACAGGTATAATGAATCACCAACACTCAGATACAATGGAATCAAAGATGCATGATATGAAAGCACAGATGAAAGAGAATAACAACTGTGAACTAAGATGTATGCAGATACTTAGAGATGCAACAGGATATTCATTATCCGATGTACGTAAAAAGTTCAATAATCCATCAGACCAATACTTTACAGCCAAACAATTGGTTGACCTAAAAGTAGCAGATCACATATTATAATTTCTGGTTGACAAAACCAAAATCTTGTGTTATATTATAAACACAATTAGGCATAGAGGCACAAATGAAAAAACATTCTTTACTAGATATTCTTTCGGCAAGTTTTGCCGCATATAGAATCAATGGTGACTACTACAAGGAAACAAGACGTTTCGAAGAATCACCTACTCAGTTTTCAAACAAAGATAGCATAGGACAACAATTTTCTGATAAAGAATTTACGCCACCGGATTGGCAACAGATGACTATTACTAATGCTGACATGGAAAATGCAGTTGAGTCTATTAAATGGATTAACAAAGAATTTGCTATGCAGATTATAGCAGACACTTTATCTGATTACATGAAAAGTCTTATTACTTGTTTGAATACTAAAGAACTTTCTAAAGAAGACTTTGGCATTATTGCAGTAACACCTAAAATATACTTTGAGGGAGTTAAGAAGAAAAGTGTTAAAAAGACTCTGAAAGATAGTTATAGAGAGTCTAAACACATAAGTACTATTGGAAGTGTTTTTGAAGGTGCGTTCACTTTGCACGAAATCAAGTTTGTCGATAAGTTTACCTGTCATGTACTAAATGGCAGTCATGAAGGAAACCTAATAAGTTTCTTTAAGAGCTTTGACCAAACTAAAGAACTGCCAAAGGAGGGTACGACTTTCAAAATCAAGGCTAAAGTTAAAAGGCATGGGGAAAACTTCATTACCAAATTCCCTGAAACGATTTTAAATTACGTAAAGATAGGTTGACAAAACTGATGAATTATAGTAATATTAAAACAATGTCAATCTATCGTAAACTTTTTGGAGAAAAGAAAATGGCACACAAATACGTTTCGATAGAGAGAGTCCTCAACAGTGATGACTGGGGATTAATTATTAACAAAGATGGTGAACTTAAAGGTTTATATATTCCAGCAGGTAAAGATGATGACGAAGTACCATTCGCAATACAAACAATATGCGAAAAGTTCTTTGGTGTTGACTGGGCAGACGAGGAAATTTTTGAGAACACTATACATTAACATAGGAGAAGCATGGAAGTTATCGTAAGAAACAATAATGTTGAAAAAGCTCTAAGAGTTTTAAAAAGAAAGATCAAGAAAGAAGGTCTTCTAGTAGAACTTAAAGAAAGATCATACTACCAAAAGCCAAGTGAGAAAAAACGTTTGGCTAAAAAACGTGGTATCAAACGGGCATTAAAGGCACAAAAAGATAGAAACAGAATATAACTATAGAAGGATTAGTTTGTGAAATTTTTTAAAGATAAAACAGATGATTTCTTTCGATGGGTCAAAGGTACAGAGCTAGTACAACTAGATGACATTGACGTATCAGAGGATCCAGTAAGGCCTGAATTAACATTAGGCTGGCGTATCACTAAAGGTCGAGAAATATTTGGCTTGAAGTTTGAGAACGAGATAGAAGGTATTATTTGTATTGCATATACAAATGATGTTCCTCATAGTGTAAAGGAACTTGATATGATGAGTGAACTTATACACATGAAAAAAGAAAAACCTACCATTGCTATTGCATACACAGTTTGGTCACGTAAACGTGGAGCAGGTAGAGAAATTATACAAAAGGTGTTAGCTCATGCAAAAGAGAAGGGTATTGAAAGAGTAATTACACTTTCGCCTCTTACTCCAATGGCAACACACTTTCACATTCGTAACGGTGCTAAACAAATAAGCATCAACGACACATCACAGAATTTTGAATATGGACTATGAGTTTGAAGATTACAGGAAGAAACCGCCTAAGCCTATGCTAGGAGATTTTCCATTATGGATCGTTCCTAATATCTTTGTAACTGACTATATGGTCAAGTTAGTTGCGTTCTTATTCTTAATACCAGCATTGTTTGGAATATCCCTAACTGTTACAGGTTTGTTTTTGAACTTCATGTTGGTTGACTTTATTTTATATTTGTCGTATAAAAAACAAATAAACAGATTGTGGGGTAACAATGATTAATCACGATAACAAGTGCAAAATAGTTTGTACTGATAACGACATGGTCAACGAAGCAGACGTTGATCGATTTGAAGAAAAGAAATTTGTTGAAGTGTTCATAGCACAGAATAGATTAAAACTTTTATGGAATGGTTCCGTTTACGTTGGAAATAAGTCAGGATTAGAGTTTACTACTAAAGGTCCTGATATGTACAAAGTAAATGAGGGACGCGGTAGATGAGTATAGATAAAATAGCAGAATTAAAAGGCATACCTACCAAAGACACACTACTTAAAATACTATCCGAACAGACAGCCGTTGTAACTTTTAACAAACTAAACGGTGATGAACGTGTAATGACTTGTACCAAAGATACAAGAGTTATTCCGGAAGAACACCACCCGAAAACAACCAAAGAAGCTCACGAGAAAAACATAACAGTATGGGACACCAATGCCAAAGGCTGGCGTTCCTTTGTGTATGATAGAGTTAGAAAGGTTGTTATAAATGGGTAGAGTTTTTAGTCAAGATTTATATCGCAAGTATCCAAACTTAGACAAGTATGCGATAGTATATGTTGTAAGGCAAATGGTCACCGAAGGTCTTTGTAAGACTCCAGTCGAAGGATTACAGTTATTGGAGAACGAAGACGTTGATGTTGACGGTCTAATCAGAAGAATCCACAATGGTCCAGACGAACCGGTAAGTACTACTGATGAAGATGAAGAAGATCACGAAGACCAAAAAGCATAATGACTTTCCAGGTAATCTATTACAGATAAACTTTTTGGAAAGAGAAATTGAGTATGCAAAGAGTCAACTGCAAGAGCATGACACAGGACATATTCATACTGCTATAAGTTGGATGGAGCATCGGATTCAAGAACTAAAGGGGATTTATGACAGATGATAGATCAGAAGATGCAACATACGAAAACGAAAATAGTACGGTAACGATACCTTTGAGAGAATACGATAAGCTACGTGAACGTCAATCTTATATTACTGATAAAAGTTTAATTGGTATAATTGATAAGTTAGAAGAACTCGTTAGAGCATTGAGAAAGCATATTGTTAGAACAGACATTGATTGATCTTATAAGCCGCTTTAGCTCAGTTGGTAGAGCAACTGATTTGTAATCAGTAGGTCCGCGGTTCAAATCCGTGAAGC